TTTAGAATTAGCGGATCCTTTGGCGGCACTCCAGATGATACTGCTGTAACAGCATCATATATGACTGATATTAAAATCACAACAAAAAATCCATTAAATACATTACCCTTTTCCTATACATACAAAACAGGATCGTCCGAGTGGAATAATTGGTATACTGGCATGCAGTCTTCTGCTTCCGCTTATGATGATAAGAACATTCATAGTTTTGTAAGTAATCTCCCCGATGCAATACGAGAAGATTCTGATACTAGTGATCTTAAACAATTTCTTAATATGATAGCCGAACAGTTCGATTTGGTAAGGAATTATATTGACAATTATCAATCATTTTATAAACGACGTTATGATAAATTAAATTCTGTCCCGACAAATTTATTGCCAGTTTTAGCTAATAATTTAGGATGGGATGTTACGCAGATACTTACAGGAAGTTTATCTCAATATTTCGGTACATCGCAGGAAGATATTAAAGTCGGCGGCCGCACTGCAGAAGAAATAACACATAATACATGGCGAAAAGTTTTAAATAATTTAATTTACATTTATAAAACGAAGGGAACTTTAACAGGCGTAAATGCTTTATTAAATGTATATGGTTATCCAGGTGATGTTTTAAAAATACAAGAGATAGGAGGTTCAGCACAAGAACACAATCCAACCCACATTACAGATAATATAACGAAACTGTTAGAAGGAGCGAGAGGCTTATCAGGCAATGCTTCGTTTATAAAATTTGTTGATGAATTATATTCTTGGATTTTTAATAATAATAATGCTAGAACTCTCAATTTTGATTGGTGGACTAATAGTGCAACAGATTTAAATACAGTTGAGTTTATTTTAAAGCCGCATAGATGTTTAAATAATGATCAAATTTTATTAGAAAGTAGTGGAAGCGGTGCTGAAAAATTATGGGACGTGAGATTATTAGCTACTGGTAGTGACGCTACATTAGGTAAACTTCAGTTTAGATTAAATAATACTCATAGTGGATCATCAGCAATTGCATCGAATGCAGTATCGATGTCAACTAGTTATTTACCATTGAAGGCTGATGGTAATTTATGGAATGTGATGTTACAAAGAGCAACTAGCAGTATTAGCGGAACGGGAATTCAGACATATAAGCTTTTTGCAGGCTTACAAGATAAGGATAAGATAACACAATTTTCTGCAGTTTCGATGAGTGTTAGCGGAGGCCATACAGTAGATAATCCTTCAGGTAGTTATTACGCAAATCAAAATTGGTTAAGTACTGGAAGTTTATCTACAGCAGCATCTGGTAATTTATATATCGGAAGAACATATACAGGCTCACTTGCTGAATTTAGAACATGGACAACAGCTTTAAGTGCTTCAAAATTTAAACAACATATTTTAAATAAAAAGAGTACGGTAGGTAATAATATAGATGCTTCCCGTGATGAAGTTACATATAGGTATGCACTTCAAGAAAATTGGAAAAGGGGTTCGACATCACCAAAAATAGAAGATTCAAATCCAAATAATGTTAAAGATTATACTTCTAATATAAGCACAGGTTTATTAACAGGGTCTGTATTGTATGATAGAGATGATATTGATATTGTTAAATTTTCGATTAGAATAGGGGGCGCTGACCAACCCGATGATAATAAAATTATTATGAACCCATCCGTAGATATTACAAGCAATCTTAAATTTGATCGTTCTAGTGAAAGTTCTATTTATCATTCAGATAAATACGGAGAAATTAAAAGATATCATACAAGTAAGCTTCAACTTGTTAGATCACCACAAAAGATTTTAAATGAATTTATTATTGATAATTTAGCTGATTATGATATATCAGGAAAATTTGCTGATCCTCAAGATTTATATGAAACATATTATAATGATTTAAATAACTTGAGAGATGATTTATTTAATCATTTTAACGTTACAATTGATATAAATAAATGGATAAGAGCCCAAGCAAATATTTTTAATCCACCAGTAATCGAATCAATACAAAGAGTTCTTCCGGCTAGAAGCACAATTCAGAATATAGGCGTAATGTTTGAACCAACATTACTTGAAAGAGATAAAATAAAGAATCCACAAGTATCGGTAGCAACTGGATCAGCGGCAGGGCAGCTTGGATTTATTCATGATATTATTCCATATTATGATTTTACAGATTCAGCATATCTAGATATTAAAACTAACCTTAATCCAATTGAAGTAGCATCTGATATTTCGTTAGTAGATTCAATGTATGTTTCAAGTAAAGATGGAGAATATAGTGTTATAGATTTAATTGATGAAAAAGGCTTTTATCTTGACGTGAAAAATGCTGAATACGATATTGAAAGTAATATTGTAAAAGAAATGTCTTATCAACCAAGTAAAGATGTTGAATACGATATTGAAAGTAACATTATAAAGGAAATGTCTTATGAACCATCTCGAAATGCTGAATACGATATTGAAGGTAATATTACAAAAGAAATATCATATCAACCAAGTAAAGATACTGAATATAATGTTGAAAGTAATATTGCAAAAGAAATATCATATCAGCCAAGTAAAAATGCCGAATACGATATTGAAAGTAATATTGCAAAAGAAATATCTTATCAACCAAGTAAAAATGTTGAATATAATGTCGAAAGTAATATTGCAAAAGAAATATTATATCAACCATCTAAAAATGTTGAATACAATGTCGAAAGTAATATCACAAAAGGTATAACATATGAATTAACAAATGACGGCGAATATAATGTTTATGACCCTATTATAGAAACAGGTAATATTGAAGATATAATAAAGGGAGAAGATCCATGGATTGCTTCACAATCTTATGCATCTTTTGTTAATTTAGCAGATAGTTGGGGAACATCATCAGATGATGTACATTTCCTTGCACCAGACTCTGCTTCGAAACTTGCTAATATTGGGTATTATGAACAAGATTTTGTATTTAAAATAGTAGGAGATGTAGAATTTATATTAGGGCAGTATAAGAAAAAGGAATTTTCTCCCATTGATGCAGACGGAGAAAATAGAATGGCTACGTATCGAGCTGATTATACCAAAGTAGATTTTAATGATGCAAATTTCTTTTTGAATAGAGAAATTCGAGATAAAGAAAAGGGGTATACATATAATTCATATATTCGTAATAATACCAGCGATACATTCGAAGGCCCGCAAGATGGACGACCGGTAGGAAAGACTTCATATTATGCGACCAGATCTAATGGCGATTTAATTTATCCGTCAAATCATTGGATTCATTTTAGTGAAGATTCATTAAGAAGTAATTTTATTAAAGGAACTCAAAATATAGGTGGGCATTATATGGAGTTAAATAAATGGAGAGATTATTCCACTTCATCATTTTATTCTATAACCGTCACAGGCGAGTCCGGGCTCGAGGTTGTAAGGGGCGTGCAGACTATAGGATCTGATGGAAAGATAGATAGAGGAGGTATATAAATACCATTTACAATGAAAAGTAATATTTTTTTTAAAATTTGTATATTTATATATGAATTAAAGTTTATTTTATTAAAGCCCCCGCGAATAAATTAGGAGAAGTTAAATGGGATATTTAGATGGTTCAACAATAACTGTAGATGCAGTGCTGACAAAGCAGGGACGTCGACTTTTAGCTAGAGGTGATAGGTTAAATATTAATCAATTCTGTCTTTCAGACACCGGTGTTGATTACAATTTATGGAATAATGATCATCCAAGCGGCTCAGCATTTTATGGTGAAGCAATTGAAAATTTACCACAAGTCGAAGCATTATCTCAAGGTGAATATTTTATGCGAAATAAGTTAGTTACACTTCCTCGAGGAACTATAGCTTTACCGATTGTTGATCTTGAAATACCTAATGCATTTGAAGCAAGCGCAACTTCAGTTAAAGAAAAGGGAATAAGAACCTGGTCAGTAGCGACATTAAATTATTCACAACCAGATTCTTGGATATGTATATGCCCGAATAGACAGTTTCTAGTGCCAACACAAACGGCATGGCAAGATATTGCAGGAGTCGCCCATCAATTTATAGCCCCAGCAGATATTCCTTCAGCGGGACAGATACCGATACAGGAAGAAGTAGGTGGTAGAGGATCAATAGATTTTAGACCAGCAGCTGATGATACAGAAAGACATACATCCCTTATTTTTGTTAGTGTCAATACTGGCGCATGGGCATCTGACCCAGATGTTACAATTCCTGTATCTGTTAGAAAATTTACTGTAAAGGATAATTAATATAATTAATAATTAGGAGATATGATATGCCCGCACGGAAGAAAAAACCAATAAGAAAATCAGCAGCACGCAGACCTGCAGCAAGAAAAGGCCCCGTACGAAAATTTCGACCTGGCGGACCAACCCAAGCGATGTCAGAAACTGGATTAGGCGCGCAAACACAATATATGCCAGATCCAAATACTGCAACGCCTGATCGTACATGGGGTTCAGTACAACCCGGCGGTTCTGTAGGAACTATGGTCGGTATTAATGCCACTGAAGGAGAAGATTTATTAACAGATACTGTAAAAGTTACTGCAGGATATTTTACTGGAGGGGGAGGAACATTAAATGCCGCTGATATTTATACCGGTTCGTTAGCTGATTCAAATGAAGCATATTATTTTAATATTATACAAACATCACCTCTCTCCGCTAGCGCCGAAACACAATTTTCTGTAGCGTATGGTCATGCAGGAGGCTCAGGCTCAGATACAGACGCGGGAGTTGTTGAAGGACCGACTAAAGCGATTTATGGCCAATGGGCGTCTACTTTACTCGGAGAAACAGAAGTATCTGGAGGGTTTAAAATTTCTACTAATGATGGAAATAATCCAACAAATAAAGCTTTAGCGACTGGAGCTAGAGATGAAGATGTTTATATTCTCTTAGGAAAAAGAGAAAGATTTAAAGATCGAATTAATAAAAAGAATTGGACAGTTGCTTTATCAGGATCAAATTCTGCCGTCTCGGGAGCGAATATATTATATTTAACAGATGATAGCAATACAACTACGGGAAAAGGTACAGTTGCAGGAACGAGGTATAATATTGTTAGTGGAACTAATGGAACGGCAGTTGGAAACGGTGCTGCTGATAAAGTTTATGGATGGATTTATCCAGAAATGGGAGTTATGATATTTTCACAAGCAGAACTTTCTTCAAGTATTCCAGGCGCTAGCGGCTCTATCACTGACATGACAGCAAGTTTTGACAAAGCCGGGGCTGCTTCATCATATGTGAGTTGTAGCGGATTTGCTCCTAATTTAAATGCAAATGGAAATCCTAACAATGCATTGAAATTTGTTAATTGCTTACAACCAACAGGCGCTTATTTAAAATTTAGATCTGAAGAAGATCAACTATCTACAAGTTATTTTTGTAGAGTAAGAGCAAAAGATTTGAATTTTAGTAATAATCCTACATTTGTTAGTGGTTCACATAATGAAATATCTAATGCAGATATGTGGGGGAATCCAAACGTATATATTTCTGGAATAGGATTATATGGAACGGGTGGGGCCCTCATTGCATTAGGAAAATTAAGTACTTCATTAAAGAAAAATTTTAGTACAGAGGCAACTATTAAAGTTAAGCTGACGTATTAATAGTGTTATGGAATGTCAACATTCAAGCCTATTGATAAGTCAAATGTTTCAATAACAGAAACAAAGCTCTATAAAAAACAATCATTACATTCTGGGTCAGATGGTATAAATTCAATTCAATATAGGTCTGGCTCGTTATTAGTTGGTGCTAATAATCGATCTGACATTTCGGGAAGTTATTGGGAATCATTAAGGGTTTTATATTATTTAAGCGGGTCACTTGAAGGATCTGGATCTAATGCAACTCGATATAATCGACCTCCATCTAGTTTAGCTAATTGGTCATTTTATGATAATCCACAGCGTGTTAATAAATTTTTCCCTTCTGGATCTATCCTTTCAATCCCTCAAAAATATTTTGGAGAATCAATTAAACCGAAAAGTTTTAAGTTAGTTGATAATTCAACTTCTAAAGAGGTTACAATTCAAGACGACGGGCGCGGTAATTTATACCCAGTTGGAAATTCAGATTCTCAGAGCATTACAAGCCCATCATCGTCAGATAATTATATAGGTAATATATTTTATAACCAAGGAGTTATTACTATTACTGATACGGGATCATATTCTTCAAGTATAAATTATACTGATGTAACAATAAGTAATTATACTTTAGAATTTAGTTCAACACAAACAGTTTATACATATGAATATATTGTAACGATCCAACCTAATGAATTTAATTATACGATGAATACTACAGCTCGAGCATTACGAAGTGGTAGTAATTCGGCAGACGGAATGTATATAAATCGCAGTCCATGGTTGCATCCTCAATTTACAGGAAGTAAAACTAGCGATGATCCTTGGTGGCCTGGAACTTATATAAATGAAATTCAATTATATAGTAGTAATGCACAAACATTAGGTTCATATGAAGTTGGTAGAAATCAGATGATTCCGTTAACAGAACCTGTAATTGTAGCAAATTTACCGAGACCAATTAAGATGAGAGACGATATGTCGATGACATTTAAAATTAGAGTAGATATTTAGCGATGATTAAACTAAAAGATTTATTAGCTGAAGGTGTTTATGATCCAGGAGTGCTGAAAGCAATATTTCTTGCTGGTGGACCGGGAAGCGGAAAATCTTTTGTTGCGATGGGACTGTTCGGTATACCTGAAAAGATAAATGTTTCACCTTATGGTTTGAAAATGGTGAATCAGGATACGGAGTTAGAAACATTTTTAAAAAAATATGGTTTCGGAACAGATCTAGATGCAATGCCTGATGAAGTATTTCAACAGTTAACAGATCCGGGATATGCAGATTATTCGGGAATGAGAACACGTACAAAACAAATGAGTAAAGATAGATTAAAACTCTATACTCAAGGTCGACTTGGAGTCGTGATCGATGGAACGGGTCATAAATTCGGGTCGATAAAAGATAAGAGAAAGCGACTTATGGATATGGGTTACGACACATTTATGGTATTCGTTCATACTGATTTAGATATTGCACAGAAACGTAACATGACACGACCGAGAAAACTCAATCCAGAAATTGTAGAAAAATCATGGAATGATGTTCAACGCAATAAAGCAACATTTCAAGGCATGTTCGGAAATGCAAATTTTCTTCTTGTGGATAATTCTAAAACGTTAGGTGAAGATCAGGCAAAGAAGAAATTCAATATGTTGGTCAAGAAAGGAATTGATAAGTTTTTAAAGAGACCTGTTAAGAATCATCTAGGTAAGAAATGGATTGAAAAACAATTATTATTAAAGAAAAGATAAAAAATGGATATACTTTATTTTATACTTTGCTGCTATGGCTTGACACAACTTTTAGTTTATGGGACAATTTTTGATAGAATAAGACCTAAAGGAAAGTTTTGGCATTGTTCTATGTGCATGGGATTTTGGGTAGGCGGTTTGTTATTTTTATTAAATAATTGGACAAGTCTTTTTACTTTTGAATATGAAGTTTTTAATTTCTTTTTATTAGGATTTTTAAGTTCTGGAACGTCTTATATATTATCAACTATATTTGATGATTTAGGGATTAGGATCAATAAATGATTAAATTAAAAGATTTATTAAATGAAACGATAGCTTGCGGTGAATGTCTTTCATATGCTTATACGTATGCAGTCAAGAGTCTTGGAAAAAAGAATGTAAAGATTACATATGGAACTGTTCAAAATAAATGGATAAGTAATAATAAAAGATATAATCACGCTTGGGCGGAGGATAGAGGTAAAGTAAAAGATTGGCAAACAATGAAAGCTGGTTCGAGTAAATATGCAGGTAAAGGTTGGCCGATT